CCATCATCACCCACATATAAATCCATAACACCGAAAGACTTAGCTAATTTAGTTAATGCCACACCAGCCTCTTTGCCCCAACTACCATCCCAAAATCCAGCACCATGTCCATTTCTTGTTAACCAAAAATCTTTGCCAGCCTGGGCATCAGCATCTCTTTTATCCGACTTCATGAGCCATGGTTTAGCAGATTCCTGAAAATCGGCACAGTCAGCAATCATCTCTGCCTTAGTCTCATCAGATATATCACGAATATCATATCCACGGTCTAAAGGATGACCATTATCAATGCTAGACCATAGTGCCGTATCCATATATGCACTAGTGAAAGCATCTAAATGTGGAATAACAGGCGATATACCACGCATGTCCATAGCTTCCTCTAATTTGCGAACTAGCGGATTTATCACTCTAGACTCATTAGTGTTAGCATATATAGCTCGCATTTGTGCTAATGCTTTAGCCTTGGTTTTATGAGGCTTGCGGCTATATGTCTTGCCTGTATCACTATTCCGCACCTTGTAACCACTACCTGATTTAACCACTTTGTATGGCATATTATTCTCCTTTTCGTTTTATTTGACCTTCTCGACTATCGAATCGAACATAATAGCTTCATAGGAATATTAGTCTCACTAGCCAAAATCCTAAGTATTACCGTGCCGATCCCATATGTCGTCCATTTCTTCGGGTGATAAGCCAAACAGATCGGCATCGGTCATTTGATCATCCTGATATTTCTCTTCCTCATAACCAGGATTATTTAATAAATCCACCCCGCCGTACCCTATACCAGCACTCTCTGGCTCGTGTACAAACATTTCCATGTTAGGGTCTTCCATACTCGCGATTGCGATACCACAAGGAATATCGCCAATCATCTTGTACGCAGTAATTAATATCGCTGCGTCACGCTTTAATTCTTCAACTTCGTACTCGTTCTCCTCTACCGGTGTTGCTGAAACGTCGTACTGCACGAAACTGAGTGCCCTCTGTAACTGCTCAGGATTGATATCAGTATATTCTTGAGTCGTTATCGCCTGACCATCGATAATCTTGGAGACCATCATACTGAGGTTTCTAAAGTCTCCTTCCTGATGTGCACCGTGGATCTCGCTAACGGTAAAACCAGCGTGCTCCAACCATTGTAGTATTCGTCGTATGTCGACCCCATCCCATTCCAACAGCACATGTTCGGTAAGCAACGACGAAATCAGCTCGAGATCCTTCGCTTCACGTTGCGTGATTTTATCCAATTTAATATGCCACCATTTGTCATCAACCTTCTCAGCACCCAGATTTTGGGCAACCTTGTCATAAGCCCGGTAATATATGCTCCCTTCCTCTTCTTCTTTCCCTCTTGCCTTGCTCCAAATTTTACTGATCATAGCACTAGAGATAATGTAAACATCTGTGACTCCATTCTTGCGGGCATAATTAAAACAAGCATGGTAGAAGGCATCTATCCAGTTCTTGTAAAAATTCTCGACCTTTGATTTGAATTGCGAAAAATCGGTTAGTTTATATCTCCGTGCTGCGTTGTTTTGAGCAGTCTTTAATTCTTTTACCGCATGATTAATATCCTGAGCTAATCTGAGGCGGTGACTGACCGGAGCTAGCTGGTACTCACGCTTCATTGTAGCTAATTCTCGCCGCTTCTGACCAATCATAGACTTGATATCTTCGATAGTTTTAGTATTCTTTATGTCAAATTGTTCCTGATTAGTCATTTCTATAGTACGCTGCATTAGGTCTGACTGGACCTCGTCAATGTGCATGCTAGTACCGTCGACGGTACCGCCTATCCAACCTAGGTGCTTGTACGAGGGACCTTGGTCTATGTCCTGAGGAGATTTGATGACTTTGCTGAAACGATGCAAATCCATACTGCTAAATATTTCACTTGGTATGTCTATGTCTCTGGCACTTATAGCGAGGGTGAATGGCTTGCCTTTGGAGACTAGTACCCCCGGTATCTTTTTATTCAATCGATGCACGTTGTATGGGAAGAAGGAAGATATTGGCACCTCAACAACGCGTCCTGTTCTTTTGCTTACCTGTTTAATTTGGTTAAGGTTCCGATCTGTTGGAGGAGCCGCAGGACCACGAGGAGCTTTCCTTGTTTTGCCAGTTACCCAGTCGTCGATGGCCGCCTCAAGTTCCGCATCTGTATTCACCTCTCTCTTTTTGCTACCGTAAGAACCAACCACCAGATTGCCATTATCCAAGATATCTAAGGATCTTTTGGCATTAGGGTGAGAGAGTGTAAACAGACCGTGTAAATTGCCCTTCTGAACGTAGTTACTTCGTTTCACTTGAATCTCTGGGTGTTTCCGAATCGCGTCCTTGAGGACCTCTTTAATTTGGGCGGTAAGATCTTCCCCGATATCGTCATAATCATCTTCAAAAATCATATCTAGTTTTCGTCTGTAATTCTCTCCCACAATGCTTTTTTCGAGCATCGAGTTAACTGTATCGAAAAAATCCAACGCTTGTTCAGATGTGATCTTGGCAGTAAGATGCTTGTCATCAGTTATACCATCGGTCTGTTCAGGTTCTATTTTGATCAAATGCATGCCTGTATCATCAGGACGATCAAGCTTGACTTTGACGCGACCGTAATCTGTGTTCATCGATAAATTTAACTCGTCAGAATTAGCTGACATTTGGCGGCTGACCGTGCCAGAATTAGGATCGTAGGTTGGCAGGTAATCCTCGATTTTGGCTTTTATAGGTTGATACCATTCATCCTCAGCCCGATAAGAACGCAGCACTCTACTCAATTCAGCCATGGATTGGGGTATATCAATTTCTGGCATTCTCACCCCAGTAACCAACATTTGCAGCACACGCAAGACATTTTTGTTTACATAATCTTTTAGATCATTATTCGGCACATATATCTTCACACCATATTGTGTGATGTGTTTTGATAGATCAGTAATCTCACGGACCGATGGCCACGTATGATAATTGTTATTTATATTGAACTTCGATATCGATATCTGGCGTAAACTCTCTTCCGCTTTCGTAGACTCAGTGGAAAACAATGTAGTTATATTAGACGGGTGTACTTTCGAATGCATGCTTAGTGTTATTTCATGATATTTCCCGTCGGCTATAGGCCCTACGGACATCCGGACGGTGGCAGTGTATTCAAATACTGTAGATGCTGCACGAGCTACTTGCAATGGTACTATAATTGCCCCCTTTATCGATACACTAATCCCTTCAAAATCGGCATGTGATAATTGAGGAGTAGAAAAATGATAATGACGATAAATTACCCCACTACCTGAATCATTAACTGGTGTCTGAACTAACCCACCGAGATAATTACGATAAATTACCCCACTACCTGAATCATTAACTTTGGTCTGAACTAACCCACCGACCATGCCTGTAGAAGAGTTTTTAGACCAGCAACCATCGAGAATATCTATGATTCCCTTTGCCTTGGTAACCGATGCAGCACCCTTACTATATAGCCGTTTTTCCCGCTCAATACGCAGTTTTATAAGCTTTTCTAATTGCTCCCAAGTAGTGGCATGACCCATTTGTTGCACACGCAGACCTGGCTCACCATTGACAATACCTATGTCTATCACGTTCCCATGCCCCATCGCCTTCTCTAGCTCGGGATCGTCTGGTACCACCCTGGCAAACCACGCCACGGGATTATATGTGCTGCGGTAGTTGATTGGTTTAAAGTGATATCCGGCCAACTTCACCCGTTGGACTAACCTATTATATAATAATGATTTAGTATCATCTCGTGGGCCTTCTGCAATAATACCTATTCTCATAGAAGATCCTTTTATATATATTTGATTTTTGCAACATTCATATCGTTAACCATCTATACTCACCTTGCCAATGTGTTACCACATAGGACATTTGCATACTCCTCATAACAATCTACCTTCTTATATTTAGATAACTCCAGCACCATTTCATATCTATTTGGAGCTGTGCTGTTGAATACGAAACTACAGAATTCATTGTGGTCGCCATTCCGTATCATATTATTCTCCTTTTCGTTATATTTGACCACTGCTAACCATTAATCCTTCTCTACCACAGAAGGCATTACAGACCATATTACCTTCGATATATGAATCTTAACTTCTCAGATCCATACACTCGCTTATAACCATTCTTATCTGCGAATTCTACCTCTGTCATAGACATCTTCTTCGCATGCTTATATAAAGTCTTTTTGTGCATAATCCATCTTGTTTGATTAACATACCAATAATCTGGTCGCACCATGCCATCGAATGAGAAGTTACATGCCTTGTATAAAGCCCCATCATGATTAAATGTAGTATCACAGTATGATATGATTAAACTAATGCTGGCCGGAAGAAGTTTTATACATCGTGCTATAAACCAACTACCAAAATTTTTCATTTGATATTTAGGATGTATACAGAACCTAGACAATTCCCTACTAGTAATATGATCATATGGCAGATTTTGTCTAATTAATGATGAAAAACAACAAACAGCTATTAATCTATCATCTAGATACGCACCATAGATAATTCCTCCTCTACCACACCCAGACAAGTAATGATATTTGTCTAGTAGAGTATTAGCTTCCTTAACGTCTATTTTCTTAATAATAACCTGATTCAACTCATATTCTATTACTTCCAATTTGGTTATACCCAACCAATATTTTAATAATTCCATGATCTTATCGTGGCATTTGAATTCATGTTCCCACAATGTTTTCAGTTCATACTCATTCGCAAAGTTGTTGGATATATATGAACTTTTCTGATTGTCTTTCCTTATAGTTTTATCTATTGTGTGCCAATAATCTCCCTGGCATTCGATCAAAAGAGTGGGTTTATTATTTCTTGGTATCACACAATCGAAATTATATGGCCCAATAACAGTCTCCGGATCATTCTGCTTGTCTTTGTATTCTCTATAATATTTTACCCCTATATCATCCAAAATGTCGTACAAATATTGTTGAATAGATGATATATTAAAAGCTTGTTTGGACCTATGCTCGGCTTGGACCTCTCTATATTTATCTTCTTTCCACCTTAGTTTAGAAGCCTTGCTTAGTTTATTCCTTATATCTTCGGTGCATCTTTGTTTTGATTTTACAGAAGCTACTTCTTTCATGCTATTGGTCCAAGCATCCCTTAACCTCTTCGCCTGCTGCTCTTGATAGTCTGTTGGTAAATCTATAGCATATTTTTTGCATATCCTCTGAACAGCACTAATTGAAGAGTTTAAGCTCGTCGCTATATCTTCTAGCTTATGAGTATTACGCATTGACTTTATTATAGTTATAGATTCCATATTGTCTATTGGTGAAAATATTTTTAATTTAGCAGCCTCGGAATGTGATCTTTTAATTCCTAAAATATTTAATAACTTCCCTATAGTCCTAGGTGGTTTATTATAAATTACTCCTATCTCTGCTCTGGTTTTCCCTTGATTAAAAAAGGTTTTTATATCTTGTATTTGATCATTAGTAAACTGATCTTTAACTGGTATTGGCATTATGTTCTTCCCATAACGAGTCACATTTAAATACATAAAAAAACCCGGCCCTTTCGGGCCGGGTTTCTTATTATTAGCCTTATTAAGGGCTTGTTCTCAGAGGTTGCTGACAGTGATCACACCGTAGTAAAGACCACCGTCCTCTATGAGCTTCTTCCCGTAGCGGGTCATGATGCCCTTGCTTGGGGTGAAGCTGTTGGGATCCATCACGGTCGGGGTGCTTAGCAACGGAATGTAGGGAGCGTAGAAGTAACCAGCGTCGAGGACGCTGCTACCCTTGAACCCTAGAAGGATCTTGCAGCTTGGGAAGAGTGGATCCTTGTAGATCTTCATCTTGCCCTGAACAGTCCCGACGTTCATGATGCCGATGTCAACACCCTCGGTGCTGAAAGCATCACTGGCACGGAAATCGTTCAACTGCTCGAACTTGCTGCAGAGGTCAGCACTCATCACCATCCAGTTAGCCGGACCACGGAGAGTGGTACGGTGGATGATGTTGGCAACTTCCAGAGCCTTGTACATCAGAGCGATGTTGCGGTCTGTGAAGTTAACCGAAGCACCGGCTGCGGTCGCGAAGTTGTGCTCAGCACGGATAGCTGCAGCAATGATCAAGTCATTGATGATTTCACGATCGAGTTCCGCGACCATCTCATCGGCCATAAGGTCGGTGAGAGTGCTCTCGGCATCGATGTTGTGAACAGCCTTAAGATCCTGAGCCGCCTCCAAGCTCCAGCTGGTCTTGAGCTTACGTTGTATAGCCGAAACGCTATCACTGTCGATGCTCATGGTCACTTCTGGCTGGAAAGGGTTAGCCTCGAGATCGTACTCGTAGTTAACCCGTGCCACAGCACCAGCTGGGAAAGAACCACCCGACAGTGCGATATTAACCGCACCGGTAGCGTGATTGAAGTTCGAACCAGACTCGTTTACTGCTAGGGTCGAAGTAAACTCGGTGCAGTCACCGATTAGCACCACGTCCGGATCGCCAGCACTGTTGAAGCCCACTCTGAGGCAAGGTACTGCGTCATCGCAGTTGGGACTTGCGTCGTTCTCACTCGCAAACACCTCGACCACTACCGTACCAGCAAGAACTGGTCGGTGTGCCAGGGTGGCTGATACGTTCATCAAATCGCCAGCAACCGTAGCGTCCTCACCACGAACCTCTTGCGAGCTGTAGTAAGGATCGAGTGCCCAACCGTTAGAGCGTGAGTAGCTCTGGGCGGTGTTCTGACGCATGATCTGCGTACCAGCTACCGTCTGACCCTTGGAAAGGGCATAACGATATCTGATGTAGAAGATCAAGCTTGCTGGCTGGCTCATTGGCTGAACGCCAACCAGATTGTCAGCAATGAGCTTGGGATACGACTTGCGAATCAGGGGCAGAGCAAACCGGGTGAAGTCTGCTATGTTAGCCGTGGTGGTCTGATCCTCTAACAGCATCGATCGATTACCTGGATTCCAGGCATTGTACTGGTTTTCCAGGATCGAAGCCATCAGGCCGAACTTGGCCTTGGGAACCTCACGGCACTTGTTAAGAACTGGCGACCACTTCTTAACGAGTTGGTTCTTCTTGGACTCGAGCACGACAGATGCACGATGGGGATCGGAAGCCTCAGTAACCATACGGTTCTGTAGGTGTCTGCCGGTCCAACCGGTTCTGCTCATTCCAGTTCTGCTCATTCCAGTTCTGCTCATTCCAGTTCTACCAGTTCTAGCCAGTGCCATCTTTGTTGCTCCTAAATAAAAAAATGCTCTGTTATTGGGTCAAGTACAAGTTAAACTAGATCGCTGTCCATGTCAGCGGCAATGTTGTCGATGCTGAAACCATTAGTCGACGGTCTTTGCTGCTGCACTGGACGACGATCCTGATTCTCAGTGAGGGTAGCTCTAGTTGATCTGGAACGACCAGAATCACGTGACTGATCAATCCGGGCTGCCTTTGCTGGTACCCTT